TTCTCTTATCCAAGGGGATGGATGGTATTTGTGATATGACATTTGTGCAGCTACTAAAGAATACAAGACGCGGTTCCTCTGTAAATTCATCTACCTGTAGGCGACGGTGAATCTCGTTCTTGCCAGACACCCTACTGCCTCTACTCCTATCGGATGGACGCCACCGGCATCCTCTCTGTATCATTTGTTCAGCTAGGCTAGGACCAGTATCGCCACGCTTATGCCAAAGACTACTATCAAGTACACCATACTTAATGTTACCATCTCCAGCTTCCAAGTCAATAATTTGATCTGCAAGATCGGTAGCAAGTACTTTTGATACGTACAACTCACGATAGACAATAAGCTGTTCAGAAGGTGATACAGCAAACCAAAGGACGCCACTAAAGCTACCATAGCCATAATCACAAGCCCTAAACTTAACCCAATTATTAGGAATGGGGAAAGGCTCAACAACATGAATATCGCGATTAAACTCTGTGAAAGCCGCACCCTCTTTGATATCCCAATCACCTTCAAGAAGTTGCCGTCTCTGTTGTTCGGGTAATGACAGAAGCATTGCTTCGTAGTCACCAGATTCAGCAAGGTATGGATTATCTGTCAGACGCGCTGGTATAAACCGCCGCTTGAACAGAGGCTTTCCTGCTTTGGAGTGTCCTGCAGGATAGCGCAATATTTCGCCTGTTTCTATATCTGTCGCTTCAAAAGACTGATTGAAAGGTGCCGGATCAATAAACATCTTTTTGACCCACTGATGCCCCCTTCCTCCAGGGTTAGTCGTAGCCCTCATAAAGATGGGCAAATCAGGGGCAGTGGAGCGTAGACGACTTCGCATATAGTTCCATGCGTAGGGCGTAGCCCATTGTGTCAGTTCGTCAAAGCCTATCCAGCTAAATGCCAGACCCTGATAACGAAGCACGTCCTCATCCCTGTCTAGGTAGGACATCCACAGCCTCGCTCCAGATGGCGCGGTCCACTGCATCTTTCTTTCTGACCACTTAATACCGGGCCAAATCTTCGGATACAACTCTTGTGACTTGAAAATAAGTTCACGAAGTTCTTCTGTTGTATGTCGAAGTAGCAATCCACTAAACTGTGGATGGCCCAAGTACCGCAGGGGGTCAGCTAACATTGCGTAGCTTTTACCACCACCAGCACTACCGCCGTACAAGCACTCTCTCTCACTAGCGGCAAGGAACTCCGTCTGTGGCCCTGGGTTGGGCCTAAACAGTACATTGGCATGTTCCTCTATAGAACTCTCTACAGGCTCTCTATCCTCAACTTTCGGCGTTTCTACGCTTGGCTCCAAGACGGGTGTCTTCGATTTCTTGCGCCTTGGCGATTGCCTTTTCCGCATACTCTGCCCACTTGCGGAGGCTTGCAGCTTGGTTCTTACGCTGTCGCTCATGCTGTAATCTTTTCCTCAGTCCTACATGTGAGATGTAACGACCAGAGTTTGCGGACAACCAGTTTGCCACTTCCCGATACGAATACTGCTTCACATGCTTTCTTGCAGTTTCTAATAAATCTAATTCTTTTGAAACAGGTATTAGAATGTCGGGGTCACTCTCATCTGCCTCATACCCAAAGGGTATTGTACGTGCTATTCGTGGAACCGGAACCCACTCTTCCTCATCTTTAATATCTGTAGGTTGCGGAAGTTTAAATCGACCTGCTGTTCTAGTCATCGTCCTCTGCAGGAGCCTTGGGTGGCATAAGCATAACACCACCACTTGCTTCAACCTTTAGCTTTTCTGTTTTAACCAAGCCTACACGATCAAGTAATTCTTTAGCAGCAACCATTTTTTCCTTAATACCAAGCTCTGTAGGATCATACAACGCACCCGCCATAGACATCGCTGCTTTGGGAGCATTACGTGCCATGTACATCTGTGTAGCCTCAAGAATTTCTTCTTTCAAGCCCTTAACAATTTCTGTAGAGGAGCTATTGTCAGAATATCCAGCCATACGTTTTGCCGTGGGAATGTCACCACCAGCTTCGTCAAAAAGCACATCAAGAAACTTTTGCTGTCGTTCTGTTAGCTGTCTAGCCATTTTTGTTCTTCCTCAGTATAAGGCCACATTATTTTTTACTCTCATGTCCCATCCAAATAGCAAAAGCACCAGTCATTGCCCCCATTACAACAGAAACAAATCCAGCTTGAACGGCAGTAGGATACTCTAAGTGCATGAACCACTCTGCGCAGCGCCACGCCATAAAACTAAATAAAAGCGTCATTAGGCGCGGTAACACCTTCCACTCTAAAAACTTATCTGCGGCCACTAATCATTTTCCTTCATCTTGCCAATTTTTTCAACAAGATTATTGATAGTCTTAGCATCCTCTGGACGTTGCTTGAAGCGCCCCATGAGATATGTAATCAACATAGGTACGCCAATAACTGCAATGCCAATGGCGATTACAATCTCAAACGCATGAGCAAGAAGCTGGTCAAAAGCAACTAGCATCGCTTGCCAAGGATTTTCAACTTCCTTTATCTGTTCTGTACTCAAACTCTTGTCGTCCTTTACTAGTGTTGCTCCAGCTATGGCCCCCCCTGCTGTTACAGCACCAATAGCCATAGGGTTTGTTGTTATCACCGCAGTCCCGATGGCCGCTCCCGTTGCTCCTGCTGTTGTTGATATATCAGAAAAATCTATTCTACCACATCCTGCCAGCAATGTCAAGACTATAATAGCCGTCAATATACGCATTATGTTCTCCGAAACTTGGCTGTTTTTTTAGCTATTTTTTTGGGCTGTTTAACGAACTGTTTACCGGCTCGTGAACCTTTCCTTTTAGCTTTGGTTGTAGCCGCGTATTCCTGCGGCGATAGCGACTTGATAGCTGCTGCCGGTAGATACCTCTCTCCAGTCTCACTGGATTTTTTACCACTCTTGGTTCTCCAATCCTGCTTTGTCCAACTCTTGAGACTCTTCTGCGATTTTTTTAGGGACATTACTGCATTGCTTCCTTGATTGAGTCTATTATGTCGCGGATAGTTACAGGTTTCTTACTAGGGCTATATTTACACTGTATCTCACTTGGGTAGTATTGGCCACGCTCAATAGCTACAGCATCTATGGTATTGTTTGGCCCTTTGTAGATACAAAGGTTTTCACCAGAGTACATCTCACACTTAACAAGTCGGCAGGTTACATACTCAGGATATGTGACCGAAGCCTTGGCTGAATGCGCCTTTAACAGTATCACAAAGCTATAAAGAACTGCAACGCCAACACTTACAAGTATTGTCCAAGCTACAATCTCCATAAACTTCCTGCGCTTCTCACGCTGTTTGTAGATTGTTTCCTGTCTCTGCTTACGTATCCGTCCTTCTGTAGCAATCAAATCTTCCCAAGCTTTTCTGCCAAGTGTCAAGCTAATCCATTGCTTCAACTCGTCGCGCTGGGCCTGTGCCTTGCGCTTGTTGGCAAACGCTTCCATCGCTTCCTGTTCTACCGTCTTGCCGGAAAACAGCTTTTTGAAGATAGGTGGGTTCTTCGCCTCACGCTCTGCTTGTTCTAGGTCAGACAATGCTCCCATCCAGCGAGACAAATCTCCCGCCATCTGTTCAATGTCACGGCCTATCGCAAAGCCTTTTTTGATAGTGCTAAACGCTGCCGAAGCAGTCGCCATTGCGCTTATAGGGTCCATCAGTACAGTCTCACTTGTTCTGGATTCACCAGTTTGGGCAAGCAGTAGGAAGTTAGCTGATTACCCTGTTTACGTATTGTTTGTGCGTACCAGACGCACTCACTTAAATCTCTAAAGTATAAATCATTGCTGACTAACCTTTTCTCCTCCCCCACTCCAAGAAACACGAATAGGAGAAAAGCATGTGTCATTTATACCCGCCACCTTTGGCTTTGTATTGCTTGGCAAGCATCTGGGCTTTACGCGCCGACCATTGACCAGGATTACCTCCCTTGCCACCGGCTTTAATCTTGTTAAACAAGTTCTTTCTCATGGTGGGCTTAGTATAGTTGCCAGCTTCATTAACTCTGCTTTTGCTCTTTG